CTGTTTTTTTGTCCGCCTTCGCGCGCGACCTGAAAAAAATCGGAGGTGCACATGGCTGGCTCTGAGGCCGAGACCAAAAAACAGCGTCCGCCGCCGAGGGCGACGCAAAAATCAGCCCCAAAAAATGGTGATGCAGAGGCGGCTGAGGTGGCCGCGAAAACGGATGGCGCAAAGCCGAAAAGCAAGCGCCCAAAGAAGTCCGGCCAGAAATCACGTGACGCTGCGCCACGCAGTCGCATCGCCAAGGCCACCCTGGAGGAGCTCAAGAGCTCCCACGGCATCGACCTCAAGCGTCGAATCCGCAACCTCTACATCGACTGCTTGGGCATGGCCGCGACCGACAAGAGCTGGGTCGCGTTCGAGCGCATGGCCGCTCAGGTGCTGGAGCTGGACCTCGGCGTCAAGCCCGACCAGCCGCGAACGGCGGCGCAGCTCGAGGATGATCTCGTGGGCGCGGTGACGCGTCTCCCGGGCCCCATTCAGCGCAAGGTGCTCCGGCGCCTGCACGAGGAGCTGGCGACGCCCATCGTATGACCGTGCGTGCCGACGAGCTGGTGAGCGCGACCTGCGCGGCCGAGGGCCTGGCGGAGTTCTACGCCAACAGGCCCCTCGACGGGATCGCGTGGCTGCCGGGTCAGTGGGCATTTCTTCACGATCCGAGCAAGGTCAAGCTCGCCCGGTGGGGCAACCAGTGGGGCGGCAAGACGACCGCCGGCCTCGCTGAGGTCATCTGGCGGTGTGAGGGCGCACACCCCTTCCTGAAAGTCCCAAATCGGGCGATCGAGGCCTGGATCATCTGTGCGAGCTGGGCACAGAGCGTCGCGGTACAAGAAAAGTTCTGGAACCTGGTGGACCGAAGCCTGCTGGACGACAGCACCGTTTTCAACCCGAAGAACGGATTTGGGGCAAAGAACCCAACGATCCGCTTCAAGAACGGCAGCGTGGTGCGCTTCCGTACCACCAACCAGGGCGGGTTGAACCTCAGCGCGGCGACCATCGATGTGGCGATGTTCGACGAGCCGCCGACAAGCCAGCGCATCTACGTCGAGGTGAGCAAGCGCCTGATGCGCCGCCAGGGGACCATGCTGCTCACGCTCACGCCGGTCAACGCCGACGTGGACTGGCTGCGCAAGCTCTGCGAGGAGGGCAAGGTCGCCGATCATCACTACCGGATGGAGGCCGCGAATCTCGTACCGGTGGGTGAGACGGCCCCGCTCATGCTGCCTGACGGCCGGCCGATGGATCAGGAGTGGATCGACGAGGAGATCGAGAAGACGCCTGAGTACGAGCGGCCCGTCGTGTGCCATGGCGAGTGGGACTTCCGGCTGGCCGATCGCGTGTTCACGGCCTTCCGGCCGGAGCATGTGCACGCCCGGCCGAACGCTGGTGAGAACCTCGTGCTCCTCGGCGCGGACCACGGCAGCAAGGTGGGCAAGCAGGTGGCGCTGCTGGTGTACCTGCTCCGGCGCCCAGGCGATCACCCGCTGATCTACGTGCTCGATGAGGACGTCGACGAGGTGGGCGAGCGGACGCCGGAGGAGGACGCCGCCGCGATCCTGGCGATGCTCGACCGGCACGACCTCGCCTGGCACGAGATCGACGAGGTCTGGAGCGACCGGCTCTACCTGCGCGGCGGGCTCAGCAAGAAGTCGAGCAAGGATCTTCAGGCCTCGATCGCCAAGAAACTCAAGCTGCCTGCGCCAAAGCTCCGGCCTCCCGTCTGGACGGTCAAGCGTGGCGAAGGCCACGGGGCCGGATCTGTTCGGGCCGGCGTCCGGTATCTGCACCACGCCATGCTGCGGCCCGGCGGGTTCGGCATCCACCCGCGCTGCAAGCACCTGATCGAGGCGTTGAACCGCTGGGATTTCACCGACGACATCCACAAGGACAAGATCGACGCGCTGCGCTACGCGCTCGACAGTTTCATCTTCACCAACCGCGCCAGAGGCGCCAACAACCGCAACAACTACCAGATGAGGGTCGCATGACAGCCACAGCCGTTCCTGTTCTTCCCGAGCCCGACCGCGCCAGGTGTGAGCACACCCGGATGAGGCGGCGCATCATGTACAGCCTCTTTCGCGAGGATCTGATGAAGCGCATGGCGCTCGCCATCGGCAAGGTCCGGCGCGACGCCTGGGGGGAGCCGGACATGACCGGCAACCCGGCGCTCTCCGTCTACACCCAGCTCGCCGCGCTCTACACCGTCCAGGGCGAGTTCTTCTGTCCAGACGGCGGCCAGGAGCTGGCCGACCTCGTCATCGAGGCTGGCTTCTGGGGCCTGATGGCGCGCGTCCAGCGCGACACGTTGGCCTTCCGCGAGATGTGTGTTCGCGTCGAGGTGACCGACGAGGGCAAGCCCACCTTCCGCCCGATCTTCCCCGACATGTGCGTCATCGAGACCGACCCGCGGGATCCGAACACCATCCTGATGTTCCGAGAGCTGTGCTGGTCTGGGCTCGGGTGGGTCTGGCACGAGCTCGAGATCCGGCCCGAGAAGGGCGGCCCGTACTACCACGTCCTCGACGAGCAAGGCCGGGATGTGACGGAGGCCGTGCTCGGCGCGCCTGACGTCGAGGCCGTCGAGCTCGGTCAGACCTATCCCTACGTGAACGAGGCAGGCGAGGCGTTCATCCCCGTGGTGCTCTACCACGCCGCGCACACCGGCCAGACCTGGGACCCGTGGGCCTACAGCGAGGTGTTCGAAGGAAGCCTGAACGTCGGCGTGTTGCTGACGTTCTACCAGCATCTGGTCAAGAATGCCGCCTGGGCGCAGCGCTGGGTGATGGGCGCGCGACCGGTTGGCGCCGAGGTCGAAGGCGACAGCGGCTCGGAGCGCCACGTCATCGTGGCGGACCCCGCCACCGTGCTGGGGCTCGAGCCCACCGACAGCGATCGGGAGGTGCAGCCACAGGTCGGGCAGTGGACCAGCCCCATCGACACCGCGGCGATCTTCGACTCGATCTGCCTGTATGAGCGTCGCATCCTGCTGCTGGCCGGCGTCCAGCCGCCCGATGTCACGCGGCAGGACGCTGACATTCGGTCCGGGTATTCGCTGGCGGTGTCCCGCGAGGCCGTCCGCGAGCAGCAGCGCGCGTTTGAGCCGCAGTTCCGGATGGGCGACCTCACGCTGATTCGGATGGTGGCGTGGCTGCTGCGCGTCCGCACGGGTCGAATCCTGCCCGCGACCGGCTACCGCATCGCCTACCGCGCGCTCCCCAGGAGCCCCGCCGAGCTCGCCGCCGAGCGTGAGCACCTGCTCAAGCTGCTCGAGCAGCGCCTCATCGACCGAGCCACGGTCTACATGCGCCTGAACCCCGGGATCGGCCCGGAGGAGGCGGAGGCCGCGCTCGCCGAGATCGCCATGGCCGACACGCCGACCGAGACCGGCCTGACGGATGCGCAGCTCTCAGCGCTGCTCCAGATCTCCCAGGCCGCCGCGAGCGGCCAGATCGCCCCCGCCGCGGGCGCCGCCCTGATGCGTCTGGCCGTGCCAGGCATCGACGAGGCGAGCGCCGCCGTGCTGTCCACCCCTGTTCGTCCCACCACCCCCACCACCTTCTGAGGAGACACCATGTCCACTGAACCACAGACCGTCCCTGTCGAGCGCTTCAACGAGGTCGTCAACGAGCGCGCCGCGCTGCGCGAGGAGCTCGCCGGCGCCAAGAAACAGCTGTCGGCCGCCGAGGACAAGGCGAAGACCGCCGACACCCTGGCCCGCCAGATCGAGGAGCAGAAGGCCGAGCACAAGGCGCAGGCCGCCCGGTGGGAGGAGGAGCGCGCCGTGGCCGCGGCCGGCATCACCGACCCTGACGGCGTGGAGGTCGCCCGGCTGGTCTACGGCCGCATCCCCGCCGACAAGCGCCCGAAGACCATCAGCGAGTACCTCACCAGCCTCAAGGCCGAGGGCGCCGAGGTGCCCACGGCGCTCAGCCCCTGGATCCAGCCGGTGACGAAGGCGGACCCGAAGGACGGCAAGGGCGACGCCGGCCGCCGTGGCGCGCCCCCGGCGCCCGGGAAGACCCCGGGCGGCACGGCGCCGGGAGCCACGCCCCAGGTCACGGCAGAGGCGATCCGCGCCGCGCGCGAAAAATTCATGGCGACCAAAAGCGAGGCTGACAGGAAGGCTTTGCAGGAGCTGTTGACCGTCGCGCGCGCGAACCGCACTTGACGCCATTGCGGGTCACGGGGTAGCGATACTCCGTGACCCGTGGAGACTCGACTCCTCACCAGACTCATGTAGGTCACGCTCCGCCGGCGATCAGGACCCGCGACCTGTATAAGCGCTTGCCGGCTCATACCACCCCTCCCCGCGTCGGACGCGTAACAAGTCGTTGAGGGGTGAGAGCAGGGCCTTAAAGCCCCGGGCTCACCAATGGCCAACGAAATCGTCTACTCAGGTCTCGGAGACCTGGTCCTCGCGGAGACTCTCAGCGCCGAGTACGTCCTGCTTCTGGCGGACCGCAACGCGCTCCCCAACCACCCTGCCCTCATTTACGTGGGCGATCTGACGGGCTCCGGCTCGATCGTCGCCAAGGTGCGCGAGCTCGGGCTCATGGGCTACGACGCGATGGCGACCACGGCCGAGGGCACGAGCGTGGCCAACACCGCGCTCACCGACGGCAGCGTGCAGATCACCATCGTGCGCAAGTCGAAGCGCTACGAGCGGGGCGACATTGCGCGCATGGCGGAGCCCTCGGGCCTCATCAGCGCCGAGATGTTCGCGCTCGACGCGGTCGTCACCGGTGCGCTCGAGCTCACCGACCTTGTCGCGAATCTCGTGGACAACTTCAGCACCACCACGGGCTCGAGTGGTGTGGACGCCAGCTTCGAGAACTTCCTCGACGCGTGCACCGCGCTCGAGGTGGCCAAGGTCCCGCCCCAGTACATGGCGCTGTTGCACCCGGTGCAGTGGGGCGACATCCGCAAGGACCTGGCGCTGGCGGCCGGAGGCGCGGTTCAGTGGGCGCCCGCCTCGCAGGAGGCGCTTCGGGTGCGCGGCATCGGCTACCAGGGCCAGCTCGCCGGCGTGGACGTGTTCACCAGCAGCCGTGTTCCCACGGCGAACGCGGGCGCGGATCGTGCCGGCGGCATGTTCGGTCGCGGCGCGATCGCGTGGGCGGATGCCCGCCCCATCGCCGATTTGCCTGCGCCGTTCCAGCAGGTCATCGGCGACAAGATCCTCTACGAGCTGAGCCGCACCGCCGCCGGTGGCCTCACGGCCTTCACGTCGCATCGGTTCCTCGGCGCCGCCGAGGTCCTCGACGCGGCGGGCGTCACGATCGCCACCGACGCCTGATCCTCACCCTGTCTGCCCCCTGTCGTCGCCTGGTGGTGACGACAGGGGCTGGAGCCCTCCATGGCCAAGAACGTGTCCGTGTCCAACGTTGAGCCCTCGAAGGCGCCCGAGCCGGGGCCGGCAACAAAGCCTGTGGCCGCCCCCGTCCGCGGCGAGACCGCCCGCGTGCAGGCTGTCTCGCTGGACGTCGAGGTGGGTACGCGCGAGACGCCGCCGCCCCAGATCGAGAGCTCGCCCCCGTTCCTGCTCAAGGCTCACCCCACACGCTGGACCGTCATCGGCGGTCAGGTGGTGCCCGCCTTCGGAAAGCTCAAGCTGCTGCCGGGCATTAACAGCGTCACGCAGGACGATCGCACGGGCAAGCTGCACTTCAAGGGGGCGCAGGGCCGGGCCGAGGAGGACGGCTGGATCATCATCCCCCAGCGCTGCGTGCCGCCTCACCACCTCGCCGAGGGTGAGGTGCCCAGCTACCTCGTCCAGCCGCAGGGCCGCCCCGACGTGTACCTGCTTCGCTACGAGCTCGTCTACCCGGGCTCGCCGGTTCGCGGGACCAACGAGAAGGGCTTCCTCGAGTTCTGCGCCTACCTGCTGGAGCAGGGCGTCATTCAGCCCCCGCCGTTGTACGTGCTCGACCGGATGCTCGAGCAGAAGCGCCGGGACCACGCGGCGATGGCCGACAAGGCCGCCCGCACCAACAGCTACCGGAACACGGTGGCGCGCCTGGCAGCGGACGTGGAGGTCATCGAGGCGGCCATCGCAAGCCGTGTTCGTAAGCCCGTGGCGGCCCAGGCCGCGGCGCTGAACCTCGACGACCAGGCCGAGGCCGCGCGTGTCTGACCTCGACTCTGGCGAAAAGCCCGGCCGCCGAGAGGCCATGGAGCGCGTCGCCGAGCGCCTCGCGACGCACTGCGGCATCCACGGCGAGCGGGCCGAGCGAATGGCCCGCGAGAGCCTTCTCCGTCACGAGCGCAACCTTTCCGACCCCAACCGCAAGAGGTAGACCCCTATGTTCGGACTGATCCGCCGCCTCAACATCGCGCTCGCCGCGGTCGGCCTCGTCCTCCGCACCAGCTCGACCGCGGACCCCACGACCGACCCCAGCATCAGCGCCGGCAGCGCGGCGCCCTCGTCGGCGGAGCCCAACGGCTCTTGCTACCACCGCACGAACGGCCGCAGCTACCGACGTGTCGGTGGCGCCTGGAAGAACGAGCCGGTGGTGCTCTACGCCAACACCGCCGCGAGCACGGCCATCACGAACCAGACCGGCGAGCAAACCTTCTCCCTGAGCTACACGCTGGCGGCGGACTTCCTGGAGGCGGGGGCCTCCATCCGGATTCGCGTCCAGGGCATCGCGCCCAACACGAACAGCACCGACACGCTCACCATCAAAGTCAAGATCGGCAGCACGATCCTGGTCCAGACTTCGGCCGTGAACGTCTCGGACAACGACATCTGGTACGCCGACTTCACCCTCACCTGTCGGACGGCCGGAGCCTCGGGCACGTTCGTGGGGTCCGGGCACTACCAGGATCCCGGCGCGGCCGGCAGCACCCTGAAGAGCGCGTACAAGGCCAGCACCACCATCGACACCACCGCAACGCAGGCCATCACGGTGTCGGCGGAGTGGTCGGTGGCGAACTCGGGCAACAGTTGCCGTCTCGACCACCTCCTGATCGAGGCGCTCTGAGTCGCCATGGCCACCGCCGACACGCTGTACTCCGCGCGGTTTCCCCTGCCCGAGCTTCTTGAGCGCGGGCGGGACAACCTCATCCGATGCTTCGTCTACCGCGATGGCGCGCTGGTCGCGCCGAGCTCGGGCACGGTGAGCGTGTACAACGCAAGTAACGTCGCGGTGGTGGACGCCGCGGCTGTCACCATCGTCAGCCAGGTCGCGCAGAGGAGCGTTTCAGGCGCAAGCCTGTCATCGCAGGCCCTCGGCGACGGCTGGCGCATCGAGTGGTCGCTGTTGATGCCAGACGCCACGACGCGTCTGTTCCGCCAGGACGGTGCGCTGGTGCGCTCCTCATTCGTGCCGCCCATCACGGACGTAGATCTGTTTCGCCGGGTCAGCGGTCTCGACCCGAGCAACAGCGCGAGGGTCTCGACGCTCGACGACTACCAGGACTACATCGACGAGGCGCACGTCGAGATCAACAACCGGCTCATCTCCGCGGGACGTCGGCCTTGGCTGGTGGTGTCACCGTCGTCGCTCCGGCAGGCCTACCTCTACCTGACCCTTGCGCTCATCTTCGAGGACTTCGCGACCCGACTCGATGACGCCTACAGCAACGAGGCGAAGCGCTGGCGCTCCCACCACAAGGTCGAGTGGGACGCGCTCAGCTTCCGCTACGATGAGACCGACGCCGGCGCCGTGGACACCTCTCGACGCAAAGCCACCACGGCGACCTTCTGGCTCGGCTCGGGCGGCAGCCGGAGCTGGCCATGAGCCTCACTGTCGCCGAGGTCCGCCAACGCGTCGCCGCCGCGCTCGGGGCGCTGCCCGAGTGGACCGAAAGTCGCTACACCCTCGACAACTTCGGCGCCGACACGCGCTCGATCAGCCAGCATGCGTTCGTTGTTGGCGCCCCCAGCACCGAGCTGGCGGACGCCGAGCGGCGTCAGGTGCTACCGCAGGGCGCTCTGGTCGTCACCCGGCTGGTGGTGCGGTTTCTACATCAGGTGCGCGCCGACCGACAGGTCGGGGATGCCGATGATGGCACGGACGCCGAGCAGCTCGCCATTCAGACCGTGCTCGCCATTCCCCGGACGGACCTTCACATCGTGCTGGACGCTGCCATGGCCAGCCGGGAGGTCGCGGGCGATGGAACCTGGATGATTCACACTCTGACCTTTCGCGCCATCCACCAGTTTGCCCTTCAGGCATAGGAGCCGCCCATGGCCGCCAGCACTGTCATCAAGCACTTGTACGATGGGCTGATCGCCCTACTCGACGGGACGGGCACGCCCGTACAGCTCACCGTCCCGTTCTCGATGGGCGACCTGTCCATCAAGGGTCTGGCCCAGACCCAGCGGGAGGTCATCGCCTATGAGAGCCGTGGCGTGCTGAACAGCGTGCGGCACACGAAGCGCACCTACCCGACCGGGTCGTTCTCCTACATGATCGCGGACTATTCCGACGCCACGAACAACACGGTCATCGACTTCATACGAAAGGCCGGCAGCTACAACGCGAACACCAGCACGCTGGGCACCGCCTCCGACGTCTACACCATCGACATCAAGTTGACGGTCGAAGGGACCAACTTCGGTGACAGCTCGGATCACACGATCACGCTCGAGGACTGCCACTGCACCATCGACATCGACGAGGGCGAGCCCAACAAGGGCACCATCTCGTTCACCACCTATGGCGCCGTCTCCATCGTCTGAGGTGACTCATGGATGAGATCAAGGTCAAACTGGGCGACAAGGAGCACCTCGTCACCCTGCCCATGAGCTTCACCGTGCGACACGAGGTGCTCGCCGCGGGAAACAAGAACTTGCGCCGCGCCACGTGCGCCGCGCTGGGCCTGAGCCTGCGGCTGGGCCTCAAGGCTCGCTACGCCTACGATCCCCTGGCCTATGGCGGGGACGTGCTCGATGAGCTGGTGGCGCGCGGCCTGAGGCCCTCCGAGGTCTTCGCGGCGGCCGTGCGGTGCTTCAACGCCTTTTCGGACACCACCCTCACCGAGGACGAGGTCAAGGCCGCCGAAAAAAACTCCGGGGGCGCCGACCCGGCGCCCTAGCCGCTGTCACCCTGGACTTCGTAGCCCTCGACGTGGCGGCCCGCTTCGGCCAGCCCGATCCCGACTGGTTCTACACGCTGCCACGCGAACAGCAGACACGCCTGCTCGCGTGGTGGCGCATCACCCACGAGCCCGCACCTGGCCGCGGCGACAACCGAGAGCGAGGGCCGCTTCGGGCGACGGCCGCGGGCAGGGCCTGGTTCTTCGGCGATGGAGGCGGCGATGGCTGATGTAATCCGGGTCGGGCGAGGCAAGGCGACGGTGACGATCCGTGGTCCGCTGGCCGCGCGCCTGGACGCCGACCTGCGCCGGCTGCTCGGACCGCTCGGCCGCGAGCTGGAGGAGCGCGCCGACGCCATCCTCGACCGGGTCAGGCGCGAGTGGCCAGTGAGCTCTGGCGTCAGCCGGGCCGGCTGGAAGACCTCGCTGCAGGTGCTGCCGGGGGAGTTCCGTGTAGAGGTCACCTTGTACAACACGGTCCCCTACGTGAAGTTCATCCGATCCAGCAAGGTCGGCCGAAAAGAGAACGCTACCCGAGACTTCTACCCGTTGGAGAGCCTCGTCCGCAAACCCACCCGGCTGGCGGCGAAGACCTTGCGAAAGGACGCCGCGCGGCTGCTCGCCGCGGCGTTGCAGGAGACGTTCAATGGCTGAGTCCATGGCGAGCCTGGGCGTCGATCTCGCCGAGGTCAGGCGCGACCTCGCGAAGCTCCCGAACATGACTGCGGACGCCGCCCAGGGCATGCTCATCCAGCTGGAGCGGACGGTGGCGCGCGCAGAGGCGGCGGCGAAGGCCGCCACCCGCAACGTGAGCAAGTCCGCGCAGGACTCCGCGAAGGCCGCCGAGGCCGCGTTCAGCTCGGTGGGCTCGGGGGTCATGAAGGTCGCCGGCGCCTTGGACCTCGTCGACGAGCGGCTCGGCTCCGCCGCCCGGGTGCTCGGAGACCTCGCGGACTCGGGGGAGGTCGCGGGCGCGGCGGCCGGCGGGCTTGGCATCAGCATGGGAACGCTCGGCGCCGCCGCTGGGGCGCTGCTGCTGGTCATCGGCCCGATGGTGCCGCTGTACCTGGACTACACCGAGGCCGCCGAGAACGCCGCCGCCGCAGAGGCCGCGTGGGCGGGCGCCAGCGACCGCCACATCACGTTGGCGCAGCAGGTCACCGCAGCCCAGCGCGCCGCGCTCGTCGCTACCGGCGCGTGGACCGAGGAGCAGCGTGAGGCGCTCGACATCGGAGATCAGTGGGTCTCCGCGCTCGCAGAGGCCAACGGGCCGCTCGAGGAGCGCCTGGCCGTCGTCCAGGAGCAGCTTGCGACCAACCGCGTGACCTCGGCCAGCTACGCCGATCTGATGGAGGAGGAGAAGAAGCTCTCCGCCGAGATCGCGACAAACACCGCGAACGCCGCGGCTGGCGAGACCGCCGACCGGAAGGCGGCCAGGGCCAAGCGCGACAGCGCGGCGGCCGCGGAGCTGGAGAAGCAGGCCGAACGGGAGGCCGCTGAGGCGAAGGCCCAGGCCGCCGCAGCAGCCACCCGGGCCGCCGAGCGCGAACGGGAGTACGCCGCCGCCATGGCAGCGGCCCAGGCTCAGGCCAGGACCTACCGTGACGCGGTCGCGGGCATTCATCAGGTCGGCCAGGAGGCCACAGACGGCGAGCTGGAGGGTGTGGCGAAGCTCGTGGACGCGCGCGAGGCCAGCCTGCTCAGGCTCGCCGAGCTGGAGCAGACGGCCATCGAGTCCAGCCTGGGCAACATCGAGGCGCTGGCGGACATCGACGCCGAGACGGCCGCCGCGCGTGAGGCCGTCTGGGAGCGCTACTACGCCGACCTCGCCACCCTCCAGGCCGAGCAGGCCGACAAGGAGGCCGAGGACGCGGCTAAGGCCGCCGCCGACCGGGCGGAGGAGCTCGCCCAGCTCCGCGACACCGCGGTGGGGACCATGTCTACCGTGTTCGAGTCCCTGAACACCATCTTCGAGACCGGCGCCGAGCAGCTCGCGGGAGCCAACGAGAAGGCGAGCCTGCGCCTGTTCCGCCTGTCCCAGGTGGCCGCGGTCGCCCAGGGCACCCTGGCCGCCTGGAAGGCCGCCACCGAGGCCGCCAGCGCCGCCGCGGCTGGCGGTCCGGTCGCCGCTGCCGCCGCGGGCTTCGCGACCTTCGCGCTGATGGAGGGCGCCTTCGTCGCGCAGATCGCGGCGCAGAAGCCCCCCTCCTTCGCCTTCGGCGGCGTGACCAGGGCCCAGACCGAGCCCGACCACATCGCCGTCACCCGCACCGAGGCCATGATCGGGATCCTCGGCCCGCGCGGCGTGGAGACGGCTGGCGGTTTGGAGGGCGTGCGCGCGCTCAACCAGGGCATCCGCCTGCCGCCCGTCGTCGTCACGCAGGAGCGCGGCACCGTGGTGGACGAGCGCGTGACCCGCTTCCGGCTGCGCGGCCCTGGCGCGCTGTCGCGCCGGCTGGACGAGTCCGGCAGCACCGGCAAAAAACGGAGGTAGTATGCCGACCGACAAGAGCAGCAGCACGTATCGAGCCCTGGGGTTGCTCTTCCCGCGAGACATGGACGCCGACCCGCGCGATCGCTTGCTCGCCAGCGGCAGCTACGCGGGCGCGGTGAGCTACACCCAGCGCGGTCCTGAGGCGGGCGTGCCGGAGCCGGCGACGAACAGCGGTCGGCTGAACCTGGAGGCCACTGGCGAGCTGCTCGCGCCGCTGACCGCAGA